ATCTAGGATCATTCTATAAGCACAGTAAAAATAAAGATGGTCTTGATACGCGATGTAAAAAGTGTTCCACCAAAGGTAACAAGGTCAGATCTAAACTTAGGAAAAAAGCCCCAGAAAAACCATCTTGTTGCGAATGTTGCGGATCAGATAAACACAAATTATTTTTGGATCACAATAGACGCACAAAAAAATTCAGAGGATGGTTATGTAATTCTTGTAACACTAGTATTGGTAGACTTGGAGATGATATAAATGGCCTAGTGCAAGCCCTAAATTATTTATTAAGGGCCGAAAATAGATAAATAGTGTAATAAATTATGCTTATTTTAAGGAGGCATAATTATGAGACATATTCTTTTCTTAATTTTATCATGTTTTTGTGCCATTAGTTTTTCTGGAACAATAGATCCGAATACTCCAGACCAAAAATACATAGATTATGGTACAAAGTTTAGTTATGTGGGTTGTTTATGTGGAACATATGAAGATGGCAGTTTATTTTGTGGATCTGCGGTAGCAATTGATGAATACAATATATTGACTGCTGCTCATGTTGTAGAAAATGCAAAAATTTGTATTTTTTCACTAGATACGTCCCCATATAAAGTTACTAAAATTATTATTCATAAAGATTTCCATTCTAATAAATTTGGTTTTGCAGATATCGCCCTGTGTCATTCTGATACTCCTTTTGAACTAAAGTTTTATCCAAAACTATATACAGATAATGACGAGGAGTCTAAGTTATCTTGTATGTCAGGATACGGTTTTACTGGAACATTTTTAACGGGAGCAAACAAACACGACAGTAAAAAACGTGCAGGATCAAATTTTATTGACAGAATAGAAAAAGACTTGTTGATATGTTCTCCATCAAGAAGAAACGATAAAGGTTTTACTAGTCTAGAATTTTTAATCGCAAGTGGAGATAGCGGGGGAGGTCTTTTTATTGATAATAAGCTAGCAGGCATACATTCTTGTGTTATGACAGTTGGAAAAAATCCACAGTCTAAATACGGAGAAGAATCTGGACATACAAGAATATCTAAATTTATAGAATGGATTAAGGAAAACAAAAAGAAAAATTAATGATATACTATTTTACTCCATACGAAGAAGGCGACCTCGGAAAAGCATACAATTTTTATTGTAATTTAGTTCCTAATGATGATGATTGGATTACTATGATGGATGGAGATATTATGCACCTAAATATGGATTGGGGGAAAAAATGGCAAGATATAATTAATCAAAATACAAATGCTGGATTAGTTACATGTATGACAAATCGCGTAGCCATTAATAATATGGATCAAGTTTGTCATGAAATGTATAACGAAACAGACATCATAAAACATAGAAAATACTCTATCGATTTGTTTGCAAAAAATAAATTTGCAACTAAACAAATGACTGGAAAATTTTTATCAGGATATTTTTTTAGTTTTCAAAAGTCTACATGGAAAAAAGTTAATGGATTTAAAACAAATGGAATTCTAAATATAGATAGTGATTTTTATAACAAAGTAAAACAAATAAAACCTTGTGTTGTAGCTACTGGTTTTTATGTTTTACATTACTATAGAATGATGGAAGGCAAAGACCATAAGGAACATTTAAAAACATGAAAGTATTAGTTACTGGTGGAGCAGGATTTATAGGATCAAATCTTATTAAAAAATTAATTAAATTAAACTATCAAACCATATCTATAGATAATTATTCTACAGGATATACTTCTAATCATTATGAAGGTTGTATTTATTACAACATAGATATCTGTGATAAACAATTTTTTAATGATTTACCAACCGACATAGACTGTATATTTCACTGTGCTGCTAAAGCAAGAATACAAGAATCATTTATTGATCCAGAAATTTATTTTAAATCAAACGTATTTGGAACTTATAATGTTGTTAATTATGCTTTAAAAATAAACAGTCCTATTATATATACAGGAACTAGTTCCCATCATGGAGGCAAATTTAGTAATCCATATACTTTTACTAAAGATATAGGAGAAGAAACAATATTATTACATCAAAAGTTTTTTAATTTAAAAGCGTCCATAGCTAGATTGTATAATGTTTATGGGCCAAATGAGTGTACTGATAAAAATGCTACATTAATAGGAAAATTAAAACAACATATCAAAGAAAATAGCACATTAATAATTAATGGAAATGGAAATAAAAAAAGAGATTTTACTCATGTTGATGATATAGTTGATGGTCTGGTTCTTATTATGCAAAAAGAAAAATATGGATATGAATTTGAATTAGGTAGCGGAAAAAACTATTCTGTAAATCAGATAGTAAGCTTTTTTAACTACTCCAATGTTATATATAAAAAAGACGTAATAGGAGAAATGAAAGCGACATTGGCTGATAACAGTTTGGCATCACAAGAATTATCTTGGAAACCTAAGAAATCTATTATAGAATATATAGAAGAACTAAAAATCAATTAGCAAATATTCGTATTGATGATACAATGAAATTGCATGGTTCAAAACCGAAAGAAACAATTCATGACTTATTTTAAACGAGTAAATTAATGCAAACTTATTTTGTGTATTTTCACAAATATTACGGATCTTCAATAGAACTAAGCGATAATATCTGTAAAGAGTTAGGAACTAATTATAAATCTATTTATATTAAAAACTTTATTAAGGAGTATGCATATAGGATAAAAAATTCTAATATAGTATTCATTAAATATGTAAACACTGATTTAGTTAATTATTTACAAAACAATAATAATAAAGTTATTTATTTTGTAGTAGATAATTATCCTGAAAAAAAATATAATCTTATATATGATGGCATAATATACTCTAATCGTAAACAACAAGATGATTTTAGTCAATATTTAACATCTAATAATAGCTATGTTTATTATCATCATTATTCTCCTTCTTATGTAATTTTTACCGAAAATAAAAATAACGATATAGGATATTTTGTAGCTCAGGAAAACGTATCATCAATCTTGAGCGAATATTCGGATTTAATAGATATACACACCAACTTTAGTTTGTATAAAAATTTTATCTCTAATTACAAATTTCATATAGAATATAGAGACTATGGATCAAAACATTTTTTATATAAGCCATGTGTAAAATTGTCTACGTCGGCATATGCGGAAAGTGTTTTTATATGTAGTAAGGACAGCTCTTATTCTGAATTATTACCAAAAGATTATGATTATTTTTTACCTTCAGATACCAAAGAAATAAAAAAGATACTTCTAGACATGAATCTATCATTCAATACTATACAATATAAACGATCCATAGATGTTATGAAAAATCTAAAAAACAATTTAAATATTGCTAACACATCTAAAAAACTAAAACAATTTCTTGACGAAGTTTATGGCACAAAAACATAATTATACAATATATACTGCAAATTTAGGAGATTATGATCCTCCTCGCACAGATATTCTATGTTTTAATGAATCTTATAATAGATTTGTTGATCCAAGACTTAATGCCAAAATTTATAAAGTATTATATTATCAATTTGTTGATACAGAGTGGAGTATATGGATAGATTGTAATAGATTTTTAAAAATCGATCCTATAGAATTAATTGATATGTGTAATGGTTATGATATGGGCATATTAGAACATCCATACAGAAATTGTATATACGAAGAAGCAGAAATATGCAAAAAACTTAAATTAGATCGTTCTCAAATCATAGATGAACAGATATCTAGATATAAACTTTTACATTATCCACAAAATAATGGATTATATGCCTGTAATTTAATAATCAGAAAAAATACAAAAGAAATAAGACAACTTTGTCAAGAATGGTGGGCCGAAATAACATCTGGTAGTTGGAGGGATCAGATTAGTTTTCCTTTTGTATTTAGACAAAAAACGAATATAAAATATATATCTAAAACACTAGCAGATAGTATTTATTATCGACCATATGATCATAAAAAAAGAAAGACGTACACATAATGAAGAAAGAAATAATCATAAATAACTTAATCAAACAATATAATTACAAAAAATATTTAGAAATAGGTGTGAAAACAAAATATTGTTTTAATTTAATACAATGTGAATCTAAAATATCAGTAGATCCTAGTCAAATTTGTACTTATGATTTTAACATGACAAGCGATGAATTCTTTGCACAAAACAAAGAAAAATTCGATATAATATTTATAGACGGTTTGCATTTGGCGGAGCAGGTGGATAAAGACATAGTTAATAGTTTAAATTGCTTGAATCAAAATGGATCTATAGTGTTGCATGATACTAATCCTCCGACAGAATTTCATGCTTGTGAAAGTTATCCTTCTAAATCTCCAGCATCTCCAGCGTGGAACGGAACCGTCTGGAAATCTATTTTTAAATTAAGAAAAACGCGAGAAGATTTAGAAATTTTTACATATAATTGTGATTGGGGTGTAACCGTTGTAAGACGAGGCAAAAGTACTTTACTTAATTTAGAAAATGAATATTATTCTTTTGATATATTTAATAAGCATAGAAATGAGATATTAAATATTATAGAGTGTTCATAGACCAATCCTGCTGAAAATATAACTAAAGTCGCTTGACAACCGTTACCGATATGGTATACTGTCTAGACACAAGGAGAAAACAAGTGACTCACGATTTTGATTACGTTTGGGCTATGGTTCGTGACCTTCGTGCTACAAGTAGCACTATTGATAAACAAAGTATTATTGAGGATTATTGTCATATCAATAATATAGCAGCATCGTTCACTAAAAAGATTTTGCTGTATACATATCATCCATTGTGGCAATATAATGTTACTAGCGATAATCTCAAGAAGAAAAATCATCTTCGTGGGAAAGAATACAAGAATTTCTTCACTCTACTTGATGATCTAAAAAGTCGAAAAATTACTGGTCACGACGCTATTGGTGCAGTAAATACGTTTGTAGATAGTTATCCCGAATACGAGGAACTGATCCATTGCATTATCGACAAGGATTTGAAAACTCGTGCTGGTGATAAGATTATTAATAAGGCTATCCGAGATCATATTCCCGAATTCAGTGTCGCCCTGGCAGATAAATACGAGCCTAAACTTGTAGACTGGAAGGATGGTTGGTATGTTAGCAGAAAAATTGATGGTGCTAGATGTATTTGTATTGTTGATGATAATGGGGACGCTGCTTTTTACTCCCGCACAGGAAAGAGTTTTGAAACTCTTGGTGTTGTTAGCGATGGGATTAAGGCTTTGGGCGTTACTAATGTAGTATTTGATGGCGAACTTTGTTTGGTAGATGACGAAGGTAATGAAGATTTTCAGGGTATTATGAAACAACTAAAAAAGAAGGATCATACTATTCCTAATCCATCCTACAAAATTTTTGATATGATTTCTCACGACGAGTTTTATAGCAAGAAGGGTCAACGA